CAATAGTTTCATCATCAAAGTTGTATGTAGGGTCCAGAATGGGTTCAACCATCCCTCAATACCGCCGAGTTGGCCCCGTGATGATATAACTCTGTCCATATACTCATCATAATGATACACTTCCAGGCTAGAGAAATAATGACCCAGATCACCCCACCCTTCTTCTCCAAATAGATGTCCCATGAATTCTGCCAACTCACTGGTGTTGGAATACTGCATAGACTGATTGTGTCCTTCTATATCCAGCAGGAGAGAATAATTATCCGGATATGCCATATCCCTTGCCGCATCGTGGATTAATGCTTTCCTTTTCCTGTCAGTGGGTGTCATCAATTGTTCATCAAAATATGACAAAGCTTTCTTCATCTTGGCTGCAACCAGACTTAGTGAATGCTTGTTTTCTAATTCTCCATTAGCGAATAATCGGGCCTCTATTTTTTGTTCTCTTTCTTTTTCAATCAGTCTAGCCGGATTTTTCATTTCAATAGGTGTGGGAAGTTGGTGTGTCCTAACAATGGACGGTTGATAAGGCTTGATGCTTTTTGTCTTGAAAAAATCTTTTAGTTTATACTCTTTCCTCTCGATGACTTGCAGTAACTCCTTCCTGCTATCCCCTGGGCCATATGATATTTTGCTCTTCAATGCACCTTTATCTTTAGCGAATTCTAGTGGATCGGTTGTTAAAGTATTGTCCATGCAATTGAAGATCTTTATATCATCCCACCACGACAGTGGCAAAAGCTCTATCTGTGTTTGATCTGACTTCCGGGTGTATAATTCAAGGAGTTTTATCTTTGCAACCGGTCCGATCAAATTTGGGAGACTTTTGTGCTTTTGTTGATATGCCAACAAGAACAATTGTTTGGCATATCGGGTCAAATTCCGGACAGCATTTTGATCTATCACCCTCGGCGTATGAACACGCTTCAAAAATTTCATAACTCCTGCCAATGCATCTACTTCAGCATAGAATATCAGTTTATGCAATGCAGATATCTCTTGGCACTGTACACGGGACAGTTTGCGGGCTGCAACTATGAATTTGCAGAGAAAGGAATTCGGCGGATATTTCACATTTTGGCCATCCAATATGACAAATAGCAGACCTAAATCATATGAGCATGCACCGATATCCTGATCGAGCTCCCTCAGTCCGGTAAGGGCTTCTCTGAGTGGTTTCCAATTCATGGCATGGTCAGTATCGTAATCAGACATATTTAGGAGTAGTCCCTCCATTCCCTTCATAAAATCGACCTGTTTATTGTGATGTCCTTCTATCTCAGTGAATTCAACCAATAACTTAAACATGTCAGATGCCCAGCTATATTCATCACATGCCCTCAATATATCAAGATTGTTCAAGATGTCAGATATACTGAAGATATAGTCAAGGTAAGATGCAGGGCCGCAAAACCAATAGCCCAGATGTCCGTGATACAGCCTGAAGTG